CACGCAGTTCCAGCTCTTCAATAAATCCGTATTCACGGCAAGTGATTTTTTTACCCGCAATCACTGCCGTGCGATTGGGGTGCAGAATGCTCAAATCATCTGCACCACTTTTAGGGTCTACCATTTAGCACCTCAACCAATAGTGAACTAGGCCGCGACTTGGCGAATGCGACCGTATTGGCCTAGCGCGCCACCTTGAGACTTGCTTGAGTCACGCAACACCGCGCCCGTTACTTGCATACCTGCAACATCGTTACCACTGGTAATAAGAGCAAGCTCTTGAAGCAAGCCAGGGCTCAGCTTGTAAATATCTACCACAACAGGTGCGCCACCCTCTGCCAAGTTAATACCCTCGTATCTCAAGGCCACTTGCTGTCCTGTTGTGGTAAGGAAACTCACCTGATCGTAAGCTGCATAACTATAAGCAGCCTTGAGCGGCATGGTTGGTGCGGGTGTTGTTGGCAGTGTATTAAATTTAATGTTGCCAAACTTTGGATCCAGATCGTAGTGCGTTTCAGCAATGGTCGCGGGAGAGCCATTGCTGTCGGTAATCACAACTGAACTAACACCAATATTTGCCAAAGTGATTTCATCACCTGCAGTAATAGTACCCAAGCTTTCAGCGGTTACCGTACCCGATGCTGTGCTAGAGCTGGTGCCATTAGTGAAGCGCGCCATGTTAGCTGCATTAAAGTCATGCATTGTCGCACTTACCGTTAAATCATTACTGATATTGAACTCACGCACCTTTGATCGCTGCCCAGAATAGCTTTCTTTGTGCGAGGCTTTTTCTTCTGCAAATGCGAGTGACAATGCAGATACATCGCCCACCCACAAAAAAGGACCTACAACACCAGCAGTGATCAGCGCGAGTTTTAGTTGACCTTGGCCATAGAGATAACGTTCTTGCATCATTCGTCTCCTAGTGAGTTTTTAGTGCGCATTGGTGCTGCAGGTATGCGACTAATAATTTTGTTGTTCAGTAAAAATTGTGCCTCTGTTTTAGTCACGCTAATAATTTGACCTGGCTGGTATTGGCGACCAGCATGAGTGTGCGGTTTCACTAGTGCGACTTCTTTTAATTCGGTTGCCATGAGCGAACCCTCGGGAAGGTAAAGTTAGTGCTAAAAATCATTGGGTAGTAGTAAAAGCCGTTGTGGTATTGGGCCAGTGCTTGGCGGCTGGTACGAGCGAGCGGCGCTACTTGATCATCTGGTCGCCAACCTGTTAGCACGTTGATCATTGAACCCAATAGGGGACCGGCCATTCGCCGCGCTGCATCACCATCACCCGTGCCATCGGCTACTGAGAGCGCTAAAACAAATGCCCAATGTTGCTCTACTTGCTGAATCTTTTTAGCTCCACCCTGCGCCCCAGCGTTCGCACGAATTGCATCACCCAAATAAATCACATACACAGCGGGCGATGGTTGTTGCATATCTTCCAAAGCCTGCAAGTTTGGCAATCCAGAAACCTGCACCAAACCAGACACTTCATTGATAACTCGATCAATAAGTAATGGCTCTAAAAATAAGTAATCAAACTCATCGCTCATGGCTAGTACCGATCAGCCCAATCATTACGACCAGGTGAAACTTGCACAGTGTCGTTAGTCGGTACCGGCGCACCGGCAGTATCAACACCTAAACTCAATTCACCGCGCGCAATACCGCGCAGCAATTCACGCTGGCGCTTTGCAGCAAGTTCAGCGGGGCTATCATCACCAATACGGGTATGCAAGTTGCGATATGCCAGAGTGCAGCAAATACGTTTAATCGTTGTAGGTACATTGGCCAAGGGCAGCGGGTAGCGTGCATCCAAGTGCAAATCAATTTCACCGACTGCATCGCTAATCGCGCGAGCAACCACCACAGCATCAATTGCAATGGGCGGTTTGTTTACGCGATCGGAGAGCAGGCGAATATCCTGCTCACCGTAGGCTTCTACCAAGTCGGCTTGAGTGCAGTACATTACTCGGCCTCGTCAACCAATGCAGAACCTTCCTCAACTACCAAGTTTGGCTCGCTGTTCAACAGCTCAACTTGCTCTTCGGTAAGGATGTCTAGTGCAATGAGTGTTGGCTCTTCATTAAAACGAAAGCCACAACGGCGGAAGCTACCGCTTTTAGTTTTGATCGCGAGCACAGGAACTTCAGCGTTGGCTTTAGTTTTTGCTTCAGCCTCGGCTTTTACCATGACTTCGGCATCTGCTTTGGCTTTCGCTTTGGCTTTCGCTTCAGCTTCGGCCTTTGCCTGGGCTTCAGCATCTGCCTTCGCTTTGGCTTCTATCTCTGCCTTATCGATAGCCGCTGAATCTTCTACTGGGGGTTTCTTGCCAGCCATGTGTCACCTCTAAAAGTATTTTTGGTTTCTACCCAGTTACTCGCCATCCATGGTGAGTAACAGCACTGGGGATAAGACTCCTACATCAGCGGGGTGTTATTGGTTTAAGCCAACCAAGGAGTGACAAGCAAATCAACCAAATCGCGGTTGATGTTAGTTGCACCGTTTGCACCGCGTTCAGCTTTCAAAAGCTCCAATGCAGTTGTGCGCAAGGTTGGCGGCACGACTAGTAGCTTTGGACGAACACCCAGCAAATTGCCGTTATCTCCTTTCAGTGTTTGCATGGCTGTATAAGCTGCATTGAGCGAAGCTGCATCAAGCGTTTGCTTGCTTGCATAGGCTAGCTGCCAGAGGCTGTAGCCAACGTTCAAGCGCGAATCAACACCGTAGACGTATTCCTTTTTAAAGAACACATTCGCGTCGTCCTCTTTGTCCATAGCGACAAACTTGTAGGGCTTTCGGTTTTGCAAAATCAATGGCTTGATATAGCGAGTAGTATCAAGCAAGAACCAAGGCGTACCCGCGCCGCCACCAAAGTTACTAACAGATACTTCTTCACCTGATGCATCCAATACTGGGTGATCTGTATCGAAAAAGAATTGCCCGTCGTAACACTTATTGGTGAAACCATTTTTCAGAGCGTTCCAGACTAAGGTTGATGGATGCTCTCTAGCAGCCTGTCCCATGTTCGACATCATCGGGGCATAAATCCCGTACTGATCATCTTCATAGGCTTCACGCGGAACGCCCACGGTCATCTCAAACGATTTGTTTTTAATGGTGTAGTCGTGCTGCTTTAACGCTTGCACAACACGATCACCGATCCACTCGCGGAAGTTAGAGGTATTACCTAACCAGGCGTAGGTCTCTTGCGAGGTTGTCGAGGGGATAGTGGTAATGATTTGATCGTGATCTGTGGTTGCACCATCAAACGCTTGTTGAAATGCCGTTTTAAAGCCGGTGTAAGCCATGGCTAGGTTTTGTCTGTTAACAATCATGCTGCGCGCTCCCGCATTGCTGATGAATTTAAAAATCTATAGGGGGTAGCTCTTACGAACCGATACGCACCCAAACTCCGTCGGCGTTCACATCAACTACCTTGCCGGCAATTGAACGGGTAGATGAACCACTGGTTTTTGCAACGGTTTGATCGTCAACGATATAGCAATCGATGCCGATCTCAGCGCGCGTAATCAGATCGCCAGCGCTGGAGTTTTTAAAATTGTAAACACCAGGGCGGCTATCAACACTGATATCACCAGCAGCACCGGCAGAATTGTCGGCGCGCTCAATACAAACGCCGCGTGCTTTTAATGTGTTGGTGGCTGAGCCTGGTACCGCATTACCCGCCGAGTTCAAGCAGACCAACGCGCCGGTGTAAATTTTGGTGGTTGCAGCTACGGGGTCACTTAAACAAGAACCGTCTCTGCGTTTAATTAAACGATCTGCTGCCAAAGCCATGATGGCCTCCTAAAAATGGATTGAATCTTTATGTAACAGTTAAGCCTTCTTGAAAACTGCGCTGTTAGACGCTGAGATCTTCTGCCTTCGCTTTTTTGTAGTTCTCGGGGGAAATCCCCATGTGAGAGCAAACTGCCAACTCTTCTTGCGTAAGCCCAGTTGCTGGATCCGCCGCTGGAGCTTTGTTTTTTGTTTGCGAGGCATTGAGTGCAGCAATGGGCTGTGCTGTTGCCAGGAATGATGTAAGTGCCGCGCGGTTGGTTTTACCCAGATCTTTCGCCCATGATTCCTGAGCAGGCAATAAGCGACCATCTGCAAGCGCCGCCTGAATGGATGAATCCACATCAGCCTCATCGCGGGCATTCAGTTTTTGGGTTAGCGCGGCTACCTGACCTTTTAGCTCGTTCATTACTGCAACGGGTGCATAATTGGTTGGATCTGGGTTTTTGCTTTTCAGTGAGTTGCAGGCGGCAACCAACTCAGCTTCACCAGCGGTGGAAGGCGCACCCAATACATCGCGCAAACCTTTCAGCGGATCTTTTGCAAAATGTGCATTCAATGCAACAACAGCGTCATCTTCAGTCGCGGTTGCTTGTAACGCTAAACCAGCAATGATTGCGGTCAGTAATTTGTTCATGGGTTGTTCCTCATCGTCAGATTGATAACCAAAAGTTGCAGCAGCCCGCAGTTCAAGTGCTTGCATGCCGTGTAATGCGGGAGTGTTGGTGAGGGCCGCCATTTCTATTTCTGTTACATCACCATTCGTGGCGTAGCGAAACACAGGCGAGATATACAAATACTCTTTGTCAGAGATGTGTTGGCGCGCTTTAGT